TACACAAACACCAGGTTCTTTTTCTAAGATTCTGTCTAGAAAAAAACTTGAGATCACTTCGTAGCGATGCATCTCGCTCTGATAGTCAAAGTAATGACCAGTCACATTCTTAAAAGATACTTCGTATTTTTTTGATTGTGTTAAGTAATGAACAAAACAGTTATTGAAGTTAAACTCTCCTGCGGCATCATCAAAGATACACACCGCAGGAGAAGTCATTGAATAGTCAATGCCGAAATAAGTCATCAAAAGTACTTTCTCAGCACCTCCAGTTTATCGTGGTAGTTTGAGATTTCTTCTAACTCTTTCTCAATTGTACCCATGATATCTGGATGCTCTGCTACGCCAACGCTAGTGTCTAACAACAATTCTACATTGACAATATGCTTAGTGATATGCGCCTCTAGATGTTGCTCTAAGGCTTGTTTAATTCTACCTCTCATCATCTTTCCACTCCCAATCAGGTTCTTCTTCAAATTCATCGTCATCGTATGAATCTGATTCGTTGATGTTTGATTCATCTAATTCTGCACCACATACAGAACAAAATTTAACTTTCTCTTTTGCTATTTCAACCTCGTGGTCTGAACCACAAGATTCGCAGTACACTTGATATGTAGTCATCTATTCTCCTATTTCCAGTAATTTGAATAGTCAATACTATTCCAATATTTTTCGTTATTTCGATTCCAGAAATTTTTAATCAAATACCATGCCATACCAAAGTAACCCATCTTTTGAAATCGTCTACTGTCTTGACCAAAGTAGTGATTGACCAATGCAAACTTCTTCACATCATATTTTTTTGAAAGAAAGAAGTCTTCGCTTGTTTCATACTTAGCAGGAAAACAACCAAGTTCTTCAAACTTATCACGCCTTGTTAAAAAGAATGCACCAACTGCAAAAGGTACCCAATGCTTCATGATACGATTGATAAGATTAAACATGCCAAAACCAATCTTTGCACGAATGTCATTGTCATAACACTTTACATACAATCCAACTAGGTCAAGATTTTTACTTTCTAATTCTTTTACCGAATCAACTATGACTGTATTGCTAAAAAATCTCACATCACTATCTATAAACAAAATATAGGGTGTTGTAGCAAGTTTAGCACCATTGTTCTTTGCAATTGAAACTGGTCCACCATCAACGATTTCAATGTTCAAACGATCTTTGTAATTATTGATTACCGATCTTGTATTGTCTGTTGATGCATCGGCAATGATGATACGAGTTTCACCAATGTCCTGCTGAATAAGATTCAACAATAGATGACCAATATAATTTTCTTCGTTTTTACACGGAACAACAATAGTTATTTTTTCTGATAGTTTCATTTGAGTAGTTCGTTAATTGCTTCAACTTGTTTCTGTGCTTCGTACTTATCGCTTACTGAAACTGGAAAGCAAGAGCCTCCACGAATTTCTCTTGCATATTTTTCGCAAGGTTCTTTTGTTTGCCATATTTCTATAAATTGTGGTGTTGCACCTAAATGTGTGACAACTACAACTGCCCATAGAATGTTCATACGAGTTGATTCCAAGTAACGAGTTCCCACTTGCCGTTGTGATGTTCGACAAGTGCAGTACAAGATTCAACCCAATCACCATCGTTCATATAGATTACTTCCTCGATGATCTTAATCTCTGCGTTGTGGATGTGTCCGCAGATAACTCCATCGTATCCTTTTCTTTTGCAGTAAGATGCGAGGTTGTGTTCGAATTGAAAGATGAAGTCGATTGCTTTTTTGACCCTATGTTTAAGATATTTAGATAGGCTCCAATAACCCAAACCGAAACGATGGCGCAGGCGATTAAAAGAAGTATTGAAACTAAGGATAACATCGTATGCTTTATCTCCTAAAAATGATAACCATGGCGCAAGTCTTGTAATTCCATCAAATAAATCACCGTGAGTGACCAAGTAGTGTTTACCATCAACTCCAATGTGTTCGTGATGGTTGTAGATTTCAATATTTCCAAATGTAAATCCATAAGGCAACATGGGTCGTAAAAATTCATCATGATTTCCTGCAATGTAAATTACTCTTGTGCCACGCTTTGCGTGACCTAAAATTCTTCGTACAACATTCGTATGGCTTTGTTTCCATCGCCACTTGTTTTGTTGTATTTTCCAACCATCAATTATGTCACCGACTAGATAAAGCGTTTCGCAATCGTTATTCTTTAAAAAATTGTTTAGTAATTCTGCTTTACAGTCTTTTGTTCCAAGATGTACATCACTAATAAAAATAGTTTTGTACTTTTTTTGCATTAGTTACACCAACTTACTTTAGCCTCTCCGTAATACTCTCTCGCAAAACCATTTTCAATAAGCATCATGCGTAGGCTTTTACCATCAAGAACAACATCACCTAGCACACGACCACCATACTTATCCCAAGCCATGAGATAGATTTGTCTTTGTTGTGCTGATGCAATTGCTTTTTTTGTAAATTCTGATGCGGCTTGACCTTTTGCACTCTCTTCAGCACATTTAGCACGATGACCCTTCTCAGGAGTGTCTACACCAAACACACGAATAGACAATTCTTTTTTAAGTGGATCAGGCAACCAGTTTGCTTGAAATGCTACGGTGTCACCATCAATCACTCTAGTCAATGTTGCATTGTAAAGTACACCTTGTTTTTGTTTTTGTGCATATGCTACTGGTGTTAAAAGTAGCAATGCAAGTAGTGAATAGATTATAGTTTTCATTTTTTTCCTTTATGCGGCTTTGCCCCAAACATCATCCCACTTACCGGACAATGCACCTTTAGCATAATCTGTAGCACGATTCTCAAAGAAGTTTGTATGAGTAGGTGCATTGATCATTTCTTCAACCCATGGCAAGGGATTCTTCTTGCGCTTGAAAATGCCCTTCATACCAAGCGAAATCAATCTGCGGTCTGCAATGTAGCGAATGTACTCTTTTACATCTTCTGCCTTGAGGTTTTCCATCTCGCCCATTTCAAACGCAAGATCAATAAACTTATCTTCCAACTCAACCATCTTATCCGCAATCGTATATATTTTGCTCTTAAGTTCATCATTCCAAATCTCACGATTCTCTTCTATGTATGTACGGAATAACTTGATCATGGATTCGGCATGTTGCGTTTCATCTACAATTGACCAAGTGACGATCTGCCCCATGCCACGCATCTTGCCATGTCTTGGAAAGTTCAATAACATAATGAATGATGAGAACAATTGCATACCCTCTGTGAATGCAGAGAATGCGGCAATGTGTGTTGCAGTATTTTCTTTTGTTGTATTCTTTGATGAAATGTCAAGAATGTATTCATGCTTTTCTTTCATCTGCTCATACTCCATAAACTCATTGTATGTGCTTTCAGGCATACCAAGAGTTTCAATCAAGTGCGAGTATGCGGCAATGTGCAATGCCTCTCTTGCGGCAAAGCCACAAAGCATCATGCGTACTTCTGGTTGTGGAAAGTATGGCAAATAGTTCTTGACATAGCCACCCGCAACATCAATGTCGCCTTGTGTGAAGAAACGAAAAATGTGTGTAAGAAACTTCTTTTCGTTTTCTGATAGTTTTCTCTTCCAATCTTTTACATCTTCAAGCATCGGTACTTCTGTGTGAAGCCAATGGCTTTGTTCATGTTTCAACCATGCTTCATACGCCCATGGATAATTGAATGGTTTAAAGTATGAACGATCTTCTTGTAGATTTAACTCTCTCTTGTTTGTAACCATTTTTCTAAGTCCCTATTTGATACGATTAAGTAATTTTTGTTTGGAAATTTTTGTTGAATATGATCTAGTACATCTTCAACTTGTTTTGATTGAACAATAAAGTCATTGTCACGCCATGCATAATATGTGTCTTCAATTTGTTCAATCTTAATGTTAACTCTTTCTGCTTTTGGCATCTCTCCTTCATCTGCATCTTCAATTGAAAATTTATCTCGCATGTAGATTGCAAGAAGAATTCCAATGACGAAAAAAATTAAATCAAAAATGTTATTCATACATCACCGTGTCAGAATCGCCAAGCGCCCACTTGGCATTGTGTTCGACAACATACTTCTTAGTACAAACCTTAAAGTCTGGAAATAACAACTCTTTTGGATTTGATGATGGGTCTAAAAAGATTGTACGATTGTTTGGTTGTGCGGCATACTGTCCATTGTCGAGTTCAATAAAGTTAAATGACTTATGATCCATTGGCTCTTCAGCGAAACCTGTCGGTGTAATATTGCAATCAGCATTTGCATGATCAACTGTAAACATGTACTTGCCTTCATACCAGTTCTTATCTTTTGCATAGAATTTGCAACTGAGATTTTGTAAGAATGACTTACGAATTACTGTAATGTCATATCCCATGCAATCCCAAATCTGAAGATAGTTAAGTGGCAAGAATTCATCTGGCTTCAAATCTTTGTTGCGAGAAACAAATGCTGAGATTGGAAACTTATCATACAATGCACCATAGTTAGGTAGATATGCTTCAATGCGTAATGCTTGCCCTTGAATAGATTTCACACTTACCCAATAGCAAGGTTCATACTCTCCAAAACCTTTTTCAAAATCATACAGAAATTCTTTGCGAATGTAACAATAAACTGTCGGTATGTTAGCAACTAGAAACATTTTTTCTCCTATTCTTTTACTTCGTCTTCGTCAAAGTTAGCGCAGAATTCACTATAGTCTACAAACAATTCTTCACCAACTTGTATATCTCTTACTGCAATTAAACACTCTTGCTTGCCATTTAAGTTTGGCACATAACTATGATTCATAAAATTACTTAGATCGCCAGACGAATAATAAAAGTCTTCTTCACCTTTTTCAATCCACCCATACTTAGTAAAATATTCTTTTTGTGCATCGTTTAATTCATCGAATTGCTTCAATGAAATTTTTGTGTCAATGCCTTCAGTAAACTTCCATGCTATGCTATTTTTAGGTATGAATTCTTTTGCAAACAAACCCAATCCCATCTTTGGGTTTGTTGCAGTCTTGACTTCTACTCTGTAAAGAAACATCAACCTTCACATGCCAAGCAAGTGTCACCTTCTACAATTGCTTTCATGTCGAGTTCCTTGATGACTTCCCTTTCAATACGCTTTGCCACTTTATCTGCCTTACCAATCTTTTCAGAACGGCAATAGTAAAGTGTCTTAAGACCATTTTTCCAAGCCATGAAATGAATGGCATGAAGATACTTGATATTAACATCTGGTCTGAAGAATAGAT